CGTATCCACTTTTGTTTTCACGTGGAATATTCAGACCCTGAATATACTTTTTGAGGGTGTTTCTTTCACCCTTCTTTGAAAGGTTTGTCAACTGTTCTTCAAAAATCTTCCGCCTCTGACCCACGTTATTCTTGAGTTGCATGACCTTTTCGAGATGACCCCGCTTTTTTAATGGTCCAATCTTACTGGTCTGGATTTCTTTACGAAGTTCAATCTTTTTGTTCATCTGTTTTTCCAAGTTTGTGAGAGTTGCGTCATTCTTTGCATTCTTGATGGCAGGATCCCATTTACCGATTCGACCAGCGAAACGACCAACCTCGTTTTTGGCCTTCTTCATAAGACTGTTCTTTTTGGGTGCCATATTCAAATTGTTAATCGTAGCAGAAGCATTGAAGTTGTTCTCTTCTTTGGGTTTGGTTCTCTCATTTTTCACCTTTTTACCCTTGAGACGACCCTCACCCCTTTTACGAGCCTGGTTGAAAATCCCCCTGCGGGTAAAAGGGTTCTTCGTCGTGTTCCATTTATTCATGAATTCGGTGACATTAGCATTTGTGAGACCCTCAATCTGCTTGATTTTGAATTCCACACCATTGCGAATCTTCTTGATCGTGTTTGCCTTATTGATTTCCTTACCCTTAATGTTCAGCTGTTCATTGAGTACAGCTGCAGCATTGAAGTTGGGTACGACATTGTTATTCATAATAGGTTTGACATTGTTGGGCACGATCTCGTTCTTTTTATTGTTAGGGACGATCTTGTTGTTGGGCACATTGGGCTTGTTGGGCACGATCTCGTTCTTTTTATTGTTAGGGACGATCTTGTTGTTGGGCACATTGGGCTTGTTGGGCACGATCTCGTTCTTTTATCGTTAGGGACGATCTTGTTGTTGGGCACATTGGGCTTGTTGGGTACGATCTCGTTCTTTTATATCGTTAGGGACGATCTTGTTGTTGGGCACGATCTCGTTCTTTTTATCGTTAGGGACGATCTTGTTGTTGGGCACATTGGGCTTGTTGGGCACGATCTCGTTCTTTTTATTGTTAGGGACGATCTTGTTGTTGGGCACATTGGGCTTGTTGGGCACGATCTCGTTCTTTTTATTGTTAGGGACGATCTTGTTGTTGGGCACATTGGGCTTGTTGGGCACGATCTCGTTCTTTTATCGTTAGGGACGATCTTGTTGTTGGGCACATTGGGCTTGTTGGGCACGATCTCGTTCTTTTTATTGTTAGGGACGATCTTGTTGTTGGGCACATTGGGCTTGTTGGGCACGATCTCGTTCTTTTTATCGTTAGGGACGATCTTGTTGTTGGGCACATTGGGCTTGTTGGGCACGATCTCGTTCTTTTTATTGTTAGGGACGATCTTGTTGTTGGGCACATTGGGCTTGTTGGGCACGATCTCGTTCTTTTTATTGTTAGGGACGATCTTGTTGTTAGGGACGATCTTGTTGTTGGGTACGATCTCGTTCTTTTTATCGTTAGGGACGATCTTGTTGTTGGGCACATTGGGCTTGTTGGGCACGATCTTGTTCTTTTTATTGTTAGGGACGATCTTGTTGTTGGGCACATTGGGCTTGTTGGGCACGATCTTGTTCTTTTTATTGTTAGGGACGATCTTGTTGTTGGGCACATTGGGCTTGTTGGGCACGATCTCGTTCTTTTTATCGTTAGGGACGATCTTGTTGTTGGGCACATTGGGCTTGTTGGGCACGATCTCGTTCTTTTTATTGTTAGGGACGATCTTGTTGTTGGGCACATTGGGCTTGTTGGGTACGATCTCGTTCTTTTTATTGTTAGGGACGATCTTGTTGTTGGGCACATTGGGCTTGTTGGGCACGATCTCGTTCTTTTTATTGTTAGGGACGATCTTGTTGTTGGGCACATTGGGCTTGTTGGGCACGATCTCATTCTTTTTATTGTTAGGGACGATCTTGTTGTTGGGCACATTGGGCTTGTTGGGTACGACATTGTTATTCATAATAGGTTTGACATTGTTGGGTACGATCTCGTTCTTTTTATTGTTAGGGACGATCTTGTTGTTGGGCACATTGGGCTTGTTAGGCACGTTTGGCTTGTTAGGCACGTTTGGTACATTAGGTCCATTTGGCTTGTTAGGCACGTTTGGCTTGTTAGGCACATTTGGCTTGTTAGGCACGTTTGGTCCATTAGGTCCATTTGGCTTGTTAGGCACGTTTGGTCCATTAGGTCCATTTGGCTTGTTAGGCACGTTTGGTCCATTAGGTCCATTTGGCTTGTTAGGTCCGTTTAGGTCCATTAGGTCCATTTGGCTTATTTTTAGGTGCAAACTTTTCATCTACAATTTTTTGAGCTTTATTTAACTCCGAATTGTAATTCTCTGGTTTAATATACACAACCTTACGCCTCGCAAACCTAGAAGGTTTACCCTGTTCAAGCATATTTCGAACTTTTCGATCTTTAGTGACCTTATTCATTAGAGTCTGTTTATTGATTGTATCGATTGGCTTACCATTTGTGAATGTAAGAAGATACGTTTTATCTACATCTGGAATCGCAAGTAAATTTTTCTCAATCTTTTGTTTATTCGCTTTCTCTGCTTTTCCCTCAATCATACGTGTAGCATTATTGTATTGTCTCTGATAATTGGAATTGTTGACATACTTCAATACGGGTTTCGAAACACGACCAAACATATTTTTACCCTTCGCATTCGCGATGAGCTTCGCGAGATCACGATCTTTGGTAATTTTTTCTCTGAGAGTATTTTTATTGAGTGAATTGATATTCTTACCCACAAGATACTTGCTGAGGTAAGGTTTATCAACCTCAAACTCTTTCATAAGATTTGTGTATTTCTGTTTATTATTGGGCACGTTTGGCTTGTTGGGCACATTTGGCTTGTTGGGTCCGTTAGGTCCGTTAGGTCCGTTAGGTCCATTAGGTCCATTTGGCTTGTTGGGCACATTTGGTTTGTTGGGCACATTTGGCTTGTTAGGTCCGTTTGGTCCATTTGGTTTGTTGGGTCCGTTAGGTCCATTTGGTTTGTTGGGTCCGTTAGGTCCATTTGGTTGTGTTGGGTCCGTTAGTCCATTTGGTTTGTTGGGCACATTTGGTCCATTAGGTCCATTTGGCTTGTTAGGCACGTTTGGTCCGTTAGGTCCATTTGGTTTGTTGGGCACATTTGGCTTGTTAGGTCCGTTAGGTCCATTAGGTCCATTAGGTCCATTAGGTCCATTAGGTCCATTAGGTCCATTAGGTCCATTAGGTCCATTAGGTCCATTAGGTCCATTTGGCTTGTTAGGCACGTTTGGTCCATTAGGTCCATTTGGCTTGTTAGGTCCGTTAGGTCCATTAGGTCCATTTGGCTTGTTAGGCACATTAGGTCCATTAGGTCCATTTGGCTTGTTAGGTCCGTTAGGTCCATTAGGTCCATTTGGCTTGTTAGGCACGTTTGGTCCATTAGGTCCATTTGGCTTATTTTTAGGTGCAAACTTTTCATCTACAATTTTTTGAGCTTTATTTAACTCCGAATTGTAATTCTCTGGTTTAATATACACAACCTTACGCCTCGCAAACCTAGAAGGTTTACCCTGTTCAAGCATATTTCGAACTTTTCGATCTTTAGTGACCTTATTCATTAGAGTCTGTTTATTGATTGTATCGATTGGCTTACCATTTGTGAATGTAAGAAGATACGTTTTATCTACATCTGGAATCGCAAGTAAATTTTTCTCAATCTTTTGTTTATTCGCTTTCTCTGCTTTTCCCTCAATCATACGTGTAGCATTATTGTATTGTCTCTGATAATTGGAATTGTTGACATACTTCAATACGGGTTTCGAAACACGACCAAACATATTTTTACCCTTCGCATTCGCGATGAGCTTCGCGAGATCACGATCTTTGGTAATTTTTTCTCTGAGAGTATTTTTATTGAGTGAATTGATATTCTTACCCACAAGATACTTGCTGAGGTAAGGTTTATCAACCTCAAACTCTTTCATAAGATTTGTGTATTTCTGTTTATTATTGGGCACGTTTGGCTTGTTGGGCACATTTGGCTTGTTAGGTCCGTTAGGTCCGTTAGGTCCATTAGGTCCATTTGGCTTGTTGGGCACATTTGGCTTGTTGGGCACATTTGGCTTGTTGGGTCCGTTAGGTCCATTTGGCTTGTTGGGTCCGTTAGGTCCATTTGGTTTGTTGGGCACGTTTGGTCCATTTGGTTCATTTGGCTTGTTGGGCACATTTGGCTTGTTGGGCACATTTGGTCCGTTGGGTCCGTTAGGTCCATTTGGCTTGTTGGGTCCGTTAGGTCCATTTGGTTTGTTGGGCACGTTTGGTCCATTAGGTCCATTTGGCTTGTTAGGCACGTTTGGTCCGTTTGGTCCATTTGGTTTGTTGGGCACGTTTGGCTTGTTAGGCACGTTTGGTCCGTTAGGTCCATTTGGCTTGTTGGGCACATTTGGCTTGTTGGGCACATTTGGCTTGTTGGGCACATTTGACTTGTTGGGCACATTTGGCTTGTTGGGCACATTTGGCTTGTTAGGCACGTTAGGTCCATTTGGTTTGTTGGGCACATTTGGCTTGTTAGGTCCGTTAGGTCCATTAGGCACGTTAGGCACATTTGGCTTGTTGGGTCCATTAGGTCCATTTGGCTTGTTGGGCACATTTGGCTTGTTGGGCACATTTGACTTGTTGGGCACATTTGGCTTGTTGGGTCCATTAGGTCCATTTGGCTTGTTGGGTCCATTAGGTCCATTTGGCTTGTTGGGTCCATTAGGTCCATTTGGCTTGTTGGGTCCATTAGGTCCATTTGGCTTGTTGGGCACATTTGGCTTGTTAGGAAACACGGGCTCCCCGAAACCATTTGGCTTGTTGAGAGGTCCTTGAGCTACAACTGGTCCTTCATTCTTATAGTATCCTAAACCGTTATCACCAGTTTTGAATGCATAACCTGGTTTTGCTTTGTTGAATTTATTCGCTTTAATGAAATTCTTATTTTTGTTCTTCAAACCACCAAAGAAACCACCAAAGAATGAATTCTTCTTGTTTACTAGATTGTTTCCAACTCCTGTATTTACCCTTAGAGGTGCAGCGGCTACACTTCCACCCAAAAATTTGGGTTGACTTCCTTTCATAAACATGCTCCCTTTGGGAAAAGAGATCCGAGTACTGGATGTAGATTGTTGACCAAAACTAGGTGGTTTGAACTTCACAGCCTTTGGAATTCCACCATTCCTAGGACCCCCATTATTCAACCTGTTTGGTTCGTTTCTGGGACCCAAATTGTTCAACCTGTTTGGTTCGTTTCTGGGACCCAAATTGTTCAACCTGTTTGGTTCGTTTCTGGGACCCAAATTGTTCAACCTGTTTGGTTCGTTTCTGGGACCCAAATTGTTCAACCTGTTTGGTTCGTTTCTGGGACCCAAATTGTTCAACCTGTTTGGTTCGTTCTTGACGCCCCCATTATTCAACCTGTTTGGTTCGTTCTTGACGCCCCCATTATTCAACCTGTTTGGTTCATTCTTGACGCCCCCATTATTCAAGAGTCCCACATTGTTCTTAGGTGTGATCATCTTTTTGACGAGAGTTCTCTTACGAGAAAACTTCACAGGTTCGTGAACGTTCATACCACTGAGACGCTTACCGATGGCATCCTGTAAATCGTATTTTTTAAGATTTTCAATCTTCTTGAGTCCAGCTTTTCTCGCGAGACGTACAAGGTCTTTACGTCTGACTGTGGAGCTGAAAAACAACTCATAGTCTTTAGATGACAGTGGTGACTTTTTGTCGATCAAATACGTTTTAGTCGAGTTCATGACGAGAGGGGGTAGAGGCAACTTACCTGCCTGAATATCTTCATATACTCCACATATTTCTTCCTTTGTTAGTTTAATGGTTTTCCCGGTATTCATCCTTATGAGTTTCCTGAGAGTATCTAAATCCGCGTCGGGGTCGCACGCGTCTATCATATATATTAGACTAACAAAAAAGTATTTTGAATATCCTATATATTTTATACAAGGGAGGTCATCTGTTTGAATTGTGGTAAGGTGATACGTCGGGCATTAAGCCGTTGGAGAAGTTGTCTATCTTTTAGTGTTATTGTGCGTTTAAGAGACTTTAGGTGTTCACGCGCTTTGACTCGTGTATTACGCATTTTGGATATTTGTACACTCTTGATTACTCTCTGATTATTTAGAGTTTTTACAGCCTGAATAGAAGCTTTCGCCTTTGATGCATTAAGTTTATTCTTTTGTATCTGTTTCAAAATACCGGACGCCTGTCGCTTTATTACGTTTATATTACCAGACATGCGCAATAATTTTGTTTTTTCAGAGTTTGGAAGATTCAATGTGTTAATGTATAACTTTACCTGAGTTCTTCTTTGTACATCTACAGTTTCCTTATCATTTTTTACCTTTAGGGTTTGTTGAATCATTCGTTTGATCGCGTTGATATTTGTGTTACCCTGTACTCCCCGTAAAAAACCTCTTCTCTGACTGAGGTTCACTTTCATATCGTTCATGTATCGAGAAAGTTCTGTCTTCTTTTTACTTATCTTAGAAGCATCTGCTCTCACCTTCATTTGATTAGCTTTTTCTCGAATATACTTCATCCCATCTTGAGTGGTTGTAGTGTTGACTTGGTTGAGAAGGTTCTTGGCATTGTTTCCGAGATTTTTAGAAGCGATATATTGTCTGAGTTGAGTTTGTAACACATTTTCAGATCTTTGTTGTGTATCCAAATTTCGAGCTTTTTTTATCACGACATTGACATTGTTCATGTTAGCTAAAATTATTTTTCGGTTATTTTCCGATAGAGACATTGGTTTGAGAGCATTAGTTAATTTCTCACGGTCCCGCTTTTTACGCACACGAATCGCTTCACTCTTGGCTTTTGGAAGTTTAAAATCTGGTACTCTTTCGAAACTGTTTAGAATTTGTTTAGAATTTGTGTTTGATAATTTAAGTGTCTTAAGTAGGGCATTCAGGTTAGATTTCTCTTTATTTTTTAACTCCTTCTTGCGCGTCGAACTCAGTTGTTTAGCAGTGGTTTCGTATAACATGACACTGTTAGGTTTCTTATCATACATTGTGAGAATTGATTTATTGTCTGTATCAGATAGATCGATTCCATCCAATGTCTTTACCAATTTCAGTCTATTTTCAGCAGTCTTTTCGTCGTTGCGAAACTTCTTGACTTGCATGGCTTTCACCCTTATTTTTTGAACATTTTTCACTTTGTCAAAATCAGAAAGTAAATCATTCATATCTTTCTGTGTTAATTTGACTTCATTTTTCAAGAAAACTTGTAAAAGATTCTTATCAGCTTTATGTTTGTTTTCTCTCATCTTCTCCTGAATTTCCATAACCTTCTTCATAGATGTTTTGAGTTGTATATCTGTCGTGACAAATTCTTGAAGAATTTCATTTTGATTCTGTGGGGTAAGACCCAAGAGTGATATTTTCAATTGTTGCATCTCCTGAAACCTCTTAGATCCATACGCCTTCTTAATATTTATCATGATCGCATTGATCTGTTGTGGGTTACGAATCATTGATAGGTTCAACTTTATGGTCATACCAGAATTCAAAATGAGATCAGAAAGTTTCTTCTTCATCTTGGTAATGAAATCTTGATTGATTTTTTTATTGATCTTAGATACGTTGACCAGATTTTCGATTTCCTCTATATCTTCTAAAATCGCGGCGTTTCTCGTTTTACTTTTGAGACGGGTCTTTTGATTTTTCAATTGTTTGATTTCATTGGCTTTTTGTGCATATTCGTTATATTTTTCGGGTACAGCATCAAACTTTTCAAAGATTTTTACGATTTCAGGTTGATCCATAGTGAAACCGAGCTTATCGACAATGTATCGTCGCAGTTTAAATCGAAGCTCCCTCTTACGACGATTGTGATACTTTTCAGCTTCTGAATTATTCTTTGATAACAGATACATCTTTTCACGATTGGTCAGAATCTTGAATGTATTGAGATACTTCAGTCGTTCTTGGCGCTTCTTCAATTGTTCTCGATTTAATTTAGACTTTGTGAGTGTATTGACTTCTTTTTTGAGGTTTATCATTTTTTTACTTCTCGTTTCATTTGTGTTTTCATTTTCATTTTCATTTTCATTTACGTTTAACTTGTGTAACAGTGTCTGTTTATTGTAATTGTTTAGTTGATGTTTGTTGATGTATTCCATTAGATCACGACGAATGCTGTTCGTTTTTTCATCTTGGGTATTGAGTGCTGTTTTGATAGCTGTATTCACGGCAGTGTTAAAGTTCACTAGGTCACTGTTAAAGTTTGATTTAATTTTAATATTGTCTTCGGGATCAAGTGGTAATTCGTCTACAAAGTTTAAGAATTCATCATTACTTTCCACCCAATTACCATGATTCCTGAAGTTTTCAATTTTCGTAGCCTCCTTTTTTAGAGTGTTCATGTTGATATACGTTGTCGCAAACTTTTTCATCACTCGATCGATATTTTGTGGTTTGATTTCAAGTTCTTTTAGAAATTCGGATATTTTATCAGCATTACTACGTCTCAAGTCATTGAGAATACGTGTCATAAACATACGAGCATCTTTCAATACAATGTTAGCGTTTTCATCAGTCAAGAGACGCCTTATGAATAACTGTTGATCCTGGTTAGACATACCCAATGACCGAATGGCGTACACATCAGCAGTTATGGCGGCTCGTTTTTTTTGTGTCGCATATCGATGAATATTCGTTTTAAGTACTCCAAGGTTAGCACCTGCATCAAAAAAAATCAAAAATCTCGTTCTTTCCTCTACAGACAATGTCTTACTGTATTTATTCAAGAATACTTCCATGTTTGCCTTCTCGAGACGCTTTCTACGATCAAACTGGTTTTTGATCTGTTTTTGTTTTACGTTGTAAGCATTTCCAATCTTTGATTTCAAAATCTTCACATTCTTATTTGTTTGTGTATTTGTTATGGGTACGTTCACACCCAAACGTTTAGACATTTGATCAAGTAGAACCTTACTTTGAAACTTTACGACATTATTCACCTTTTTGAGAGTATTGAAATTCTTAGTAGCGGATATAGGTGTCATCGCATTTAGACCACTTTCAATTGCTAGATTAGAAAGTGTTTTTTTAGCAGTCGCGAGTTTAATTGTGTAAGCTTTATTGACTTCACTACTGAGTTTCAATGCGTTGTTTTTTGTATTGCTATTTTTCAATCTTTCAGAAAAGTTGTTATTCAATGAAGCTTCAAGTATCTTACGGTTTACTACCGTCTTAATTTCTTTTAAAGTTTTCTTCTTCATGACGACATCATCAACTTTCTTTTTGATTGAATTAAGGGAAGTGTTTGAAGTTTGAAAGTTTTGAATGAAAGGCGTTGGACTAATATTGAAACGCGTGGCATACCGCTTCAATTCATTTAATTCATTTTGATTCTTCTTTGACTTTTCATTCTTTATCACACTATTCAACTCTGACTGCAATTTTGGTATGTTAACTTTTTTCAATTTGAGACGATTAGTAAAAAGTTTCTTTTTGTTTACAGGAATCTTGACACTCTGAACTTCGAACGACAACACTTGTTTACGTTTAGTGAGTTTATCGTTTTCAGCTTTTTGTTTGGCAACCTTCATTTCCGTTCGAGTCTGTTCGATGAGTTTTTTCATAGGCACGAGCTGATTCACAGTTCTTATAGACGTGATTCTACTCGTAAAGTCCCCGACATCTGACGCATTTTTCAAGAGGTTTAACTTGACCGCCTCTCGAATGGTGACTTGTACAACATTCGCATATTTTAGTGTTTGTATATTCTCAATATCCCCAGCAAACTGTGAATACATACCAAGATTTTTCACCAGTGAAATTAAGTTTAGTTTACGAGTTGCAATTTGAGTATTTTGCTTGTTTTGTCCCTTGTTTTCTATATTCTTTTTTAACGCCAAAATATGACTTTTTGTTTTTGCGTTTCTAACCTGCTTTAAAACCTGACCGTCAACACCGAGAGTGCCAATACGTTTTAATAATTTTCTTTTCTCTTTCTCAACTATTTCGATATCACGTTGCTGTTTCAATTTTTTACCTTCTTCTATGAGCTGTGTGATCACCTGTTTATCTGGTTGAAAACGAGACAAAATACCATTTTTATCACCGTCGTTAAGTCCTATACGATTCAAAGCATTTTTAAGAAACTTGCGTTCGTTGGATACTGATTCCAACTGTCGGTTCCCCTGCAAGTCGTACGCTTCTTTAGTTAACACACGTATATCCTCACCACGATCTAGTCGATGAATGAGGCCGTCGATATCATTATTGTTTAGATTCAACTTCTTGATCGTTTCGAAAAAACTGACTTTAAACCGACCCGTCTGCTGTGTATCCCTCTTTTTCCTGATCGATTCAGCCTCTTGTATCAATTTTGATACATCACTCTCAGGGGTAATCGTTGAAACAACCCTAGTATAGATGTCCTTGGGTAGTGGTGACATCCGACTTTTAAACTCTTGAATCTTTTCTTGGATTTTTAAATCACGGCGTCGTGCATTCATCGCTTGAGCTTTTCGTAAAAGTATATTGAGATTTATACCTTTCATTTCGGACCTTTGCTGATAAGAAGCTAGATCGGTTCTTGTCAGGGAAGGGAGTGTGGTCAGCCTCACACTAAATGTATCCACATCCATTTACATTAGGCTGACAAAAAAGTATATCCTCTGTTAAATAATTGAATTTTTTCTTCATAACTCATGTTGAAATTAAAAACATCTGTATCTTCGACATTGATTTCGAGTATTTCTATTGGTGTATCGTAGGTGACCCGATTAGAAAGTGCTGAACGCACAAGGGTTTCAACGAATTGTTTTGGTGTTTGAATATCGTCTTGATACATTCGATTCATCTTAATTTTAATACACGTAACTTCGTGCGGTTTTTTATCAAAGAATGGTGTTAATGGGTATTCCTCTTTCATACCTCCATCGACATAGGTTTGACCTTCGTACTTCCCACACGCAAATATGAAAGGTACCGCCATACTCATACATACGGCATCTATGACCTTCATATCTGGGTGTGTATCCTTAGAAAAATACACCGTTTCAGCGGTATTCATACAAAACGCTGAAATGTAAATCTTCATATCAAGTTCTCTGAAGGTGGGATCACAACCACATATTTCCACAAATTTTTTACGAATAGGAGCCATATCAACAAATCCAAATTTGTTAAAAAATGAGCCCAAGCGTATCTTAACAAAATTGGGGACATTCAAATTCAACGAAGTTTCGAGAATTTCATCAACAGACATTCCAACCCCCAAGAATAGTGCCAAAATTGATCCAGCAGAAGACCCTGAAATTTCTTTCACATCGACAAGTTCAGACTCTCGAGCTTTTAGGGTACCTATCATGGAATATATACCCATAGACGCTGGCCCTAACACGAGGTATTTCATCTTCCTACTTAATAGAATTGAGGAAATTGACGACGCAAAAGCGCGAAAACCACGGCGAATACAATCGCGTGTGTCAGAGACGCTTCGAGACTGGTCTGACCTGATCGCATCACGCCACCCGAACCTGGGGGGAGAGTGAGGAGAAGACCAGGGCTCAACGCGAGGAAGAGCACGGTGGTTACGACAAGGTCGGTTCTGGTGAGCACGAGACCCATAGCCTTGGCGATGAGGCTGTACACGAGGAAAAACACGAGGGCGTGGAAGAAGATCGCAGACTGGTTTGTTTTACGGTTCATGAAAGTTACCTTTGACCCATTGGTGGTCAGAAGAACACCTGGGCTGAGCGCCAAAAAAAGGGCGGCGGGGATAGCGACTTTCTGGGAAGTGATATCGGGGAGCATTTAATATAGACATATATATTTTTTAGAAAAGTCGACAAAATGGTTGAAAGTAGCACCGCGCATCATTTCTCCCTGGAGTCTATTATCAATAATGATTATTCGTAGTCTTTTCCAGATGTAATCAAGGAGTTCTTCATTTTCGGAGTGGATATCTAGAACATCCACAGAATCGTGCTCGTTGTAACAAAACTCCACAAAATCACAAAATTCTCCCATATGTTCGACGCGGGCGTCATCCATCAGTGTCCTGATAGTATTCCATATATGCCATAGCTCTTCTGAGTATTCGACTTCCCAGTCTTCGATATTCAGAGGAACGTTATCATCAATTTCTTCATCATCACTCACACCGACATCAAAGCCGGTGTTCGCTTCGTATACGTATTGGCTCCAGACCATTAGTTACTTACTTCTTTTTCGGGTTTATCCTTTATACCAGTTAGGGATAGTGAAGTGGATTCTTTCGTTTTAAGTCCATCTTTAATTGCATTTAGGGCTCCTTCTACTTTAGTTTCGTCTCCACCAAAAAATGTCATTAGACCTTCCTTGATAGAATCCTTACTCATACCAACCCTCCTGACAGATTTACGAATGCTAATTTTACCCTTCCTGAGGTTGATGGTGTCAATACCCTGATCCATCATATGCTTTTTTACATTTTCCTTCAAGCGCTTCTCCTCTTGAGTGAGGACCTTGATATCGGATTTCGCCTCGGCTAATTGTTTGCTGAGCTCTACGAGTTTAGATACACTCCCGGAGAGGTCAGGTGAAACAGAAGTCATTTATATTACTATTCATCTATTCTTTAAGCGCAGAGACCGCGCTGCATCAAATCTGGAACGATGGTGGAGTTGTTCCACACGAAAGGTTCCTTGGGGTTGGGGGGATCCTTACGGATCTGCTGGTTAGCGTTGCGGAGGGCACCACCGACAGTCTCGGGGAAGCCAACCTGGGCACGAGGCTCCAAGAAGTTCTGTCCCTTGAGGATATCGTCTGGGGCAAACTGACCGAAGTCTTCCTCTGAGGCAACCTCACGGGGGAGGAGCGACGAGGCGAGACCGGTGCCACGCTTCATACCACCGCACACAGTGTCGGCTGGCGCACCTGAGGGACCAGCAGCGGGACCAGTGGCGGGACCGGGACCGAAAGCAGCGTACTCTTGCTCGCTGATGGAGTAATTCGACTTGGAGTTCATGGTGAAAAGGAGGAAAACAAGGGCAGCTACGGCGACCAACATAAGAATGTTCTGGTTACGGCCCTTCATCATCTTTTATATAATAATAACAATTTTTTTATTCTTCATCCTCAACAAAAGCATATCCGTCTGGATAAGTGTCGACAATTGGATCATCATGGACCTTCACCTGGACGACATTCCAAGTTGGGCCGAAAGCCTTCTTGGCGAACCAGATTCCAGCAAATTCGAGAATGACATCACAATTCTTTTCGGGCTGGACAGCCTCAAAATCGATGACCTCCTGATGCGTATTGAACACCTTGGTCGCTTCGATGCGGTCACAAGTCATAGAGCCAGCATTGATGGTAGAGGTGTAGGCACCCCTAATGACACCATCTGAAACCTTCTTACCAAACCAAGACTCACAATTCTCGAGAGCAGCTTCGAGGTTCTGAGTGTCGACACCATCAATCTTATCGATGTTCGCATCTGAACCGAGATGCATGATGATCTCTCCTGATACATCGGTAATCTTCACCTTATTGAGTTGAACCAGGGATTTACGCTTATCATCATTGAGGACCTTGACAAAGTAGAGACCGTCTTCACCTTTAGTGGGGGCGTTGTAGATCATTTATGTATACTGATGGTTTCATTTCTTTAAACCAACAAAAGGTATGGCTGCAGCTTTATTAAGTAATTCTTTTGGTACCCATTGGTTTCGCCTGGGATTATACCCATATAGGGTTTTAGTGATGTTCATATTCTTGGGGAGTGCGAGAGCCTTATTCGTTCTGAGTGGGTACTCATTTTTCACATATGAATTGTTTTTCACATTCTTCCATTTGAGATTGTTAAGATTGAAACGCTTGTTCCCTGATGATTTGGTGTACCCATTGATATTCGTATTCTTCACGACAGGTTTGAGACCGTGTACGAGTTGTTTAGAGAGTTTATCTTGTACTGGTTTTGTCGTGAATTTCTTGTATTTATAGGGATCAACCTTCTTTGCTCGATTCATAGGAACTTTAGCATCTTTCTTCACCACTGGGGCTCGCTTGACGATTTTTCCTCTAACACTCTTGAACACATCATCGATTGAATTCGTGGACTTGATACGCTTATCGAAGAGTCGCGCCAATTTGATGAGGCGTTGACGATCCTTTTCCTTTTTTTCTGGTCTAAGTTTCAGTTTATGCATCAGATAAATGTCTTCGATAAGAAACTCTTTACTCGCGATGTACACTCGATTGTCTGTAACGAGTTTTCCAGTGTTCAGGTTACGATAGGTGATACCACGCCGTCTCGATAAGACCACTTCGTATCCAAACTCTTTTGGGCGCATGAATGGGATATCGAGAATACCACCCATGGTAAAGTCTTGAATACGCCCAGTTTCGGGTGAGAAGAAACGAATATTGAGGTCGAGGGCAAAGAGTTCGACATCAATGAAAACATCACTCTTACCAGGTTTGTTATCATTCCTAGTCTTCTTCTTCTTGATGAGTGTATACCGTCTCGTGACAAACGGTCCAGAATTCTTGAAACTGATTCCCAAGAACTTGAATAGTTTCGGATCCTTCTTTTTCATCGACATAATTCGGTTCTTGATTTTTATGTTCAAGTGTTGTGCAATTTCCCCCAACTTATTCCACAGCATAAGTTTGGTTGCTTGAAGTTTCCCAAAATATACAGGGTTTACGGGGAGACGTGGAACAAACTTGGCATCTATATCACTCGTGATAATACGATCATCGAAGTCTGTATACAAATTGAACGCTTCACCACCACTGATGATCACATCACCCATAGACTTCATATATTCACCGATTTCACCTACAGTGTTTATGATGATGTCACGAATAGAATCGGTCACAAAGACATACATCATCTTGTCAAAGTTCTTAGTTTTGTGAGCACTTTGGGCGCGCGATCGAAACTTACCAAGATCCCTCTGGAGATTTCTGTCATAATATTTCTGCATCTTGGGATCTTTGAAAAATAAGTTTTCTTGAATGAATTTTTCAATCGTAGGTTTTGAATAAATATGATCGTCCATTAATATATTGTGATATAATAAAATGGTCTGCAATGTCATCGAAGAATGTAGGTGCTATGCCTATAAGGGTGAGACTAAGCAATTCTGTGGAGTGAGGAAGGGGGTAAATGTACTACCCTGTCCCAAAGACTGTTGTGCAGGTGGATGTCCCACAAATGGATCGAGACAACCATTCAGATTTATTGACAAACCCAGAGAAAGCACTGTGATGACACCCAAAACGGCCAACGCTTTAATTGTGATTGCAATCGCGGTACTTCTTGTGCTACTTTACATAGACTTAAAGATTAATCGTGTAAGAAAGATATAATGTCTTTCGAAACCGTTCACACCGAAATTGCCGCCCTCCGCAACGATATCAAGAACCTCTCCAAGCTTGTGCGTAAGATCAAGAATACCCAAGAGGATCCCGATGGTGAAAAGGCTAAGGCGCGCGCTGCCAACAACGGCTTCAACCGAAAGCAGGATGTGACGCCTAAGTTGCGCACTTTCCTTGAACTTCCCGAAGGCGAGCTCATTTCTCGCTCTGAAGTGACCAAGTTCATTAACAAGTACATCACCGAAAAGGGTCTCAAGCACCCCGATAACGGCCGTCAGATCATCCTCGACGACACACTCCGCGACCTCCTCGCGCCCCCCGCTGACGTTGTGGTTACTTACCTTAACCTCCAGAAGTACCTCTCTCCTCATTACATCAAGAAGGAGGCTTAAAAAAATAACACACATATAACATAACAACTATGGTCACTTTCCTAACCAAGGAGAAGGCCGAGTCGCTCATTGCTACAAAGATTAAGAACCTGTCCTTGTACCAAAGAGCTTTTACGCATAAATCCGCTCTAAAAGAGTATGAACAATTTACAGAATCGTTTGAAACGCTCGAATTTATTGGTGACTCCGTTTTAGGGTTTGTCATCACTAAGTTTTTGTTTGATCGTTATGAAAGTCGTCAAGAGGGGTTCCTCACTAAAGCTCGTACAAAGCTGGTACGTGGTGAAACCCTAGCTAAAATTGCAGATGCATTAGGTCTAAACCCTCTCGTCATCATGGACGAAAAGGGGATGAGGAACAACTGGAATAACAACCCCAAGATTTTGGAAGATGTTTTTGAAGCCCTCATCGGTGCCATCTACATGGACCTGGGTCTTCTTCACGCAAAGGAGTTCATTCTTAGAATCTATCAAGATCCCAAATTTGTGGATATGAATTCTATCATGGTGGATGATAACTTCAAGGACAAATTAATGAGACATTGCCAAATTCAAAATTGGCCTCTACCAGAATACAGAGTAGCTGCACACCACGAAGGTCTCTTCTATATTGATATCCATATCAATGATGGCTTTGTTTCTAGGGGTGTGGCTAAGAGTAAAAAACAAGCCGAACAAAATGCTGCACAATCATATTTTCAGGTACAAGAAGAACTTAAAAACTACAACTTTAATTAATGTAAGATGCATCCTAATGTGAAAGCGTTGCTCGAAATTGAGTTCGCCGCCCAGAAAAGTCTGAAGAATGGCTTGCTCTCCGTGGCAAGATGCTCACCGCCTCAGATGCTGCCACGGCTCTAGGCGTAAACAAGTACGAAACACCTGACAGTCTGTTATTGAAAAAATGTGGTCGAGGAGTTCCCTTTTTCGGTAATTCATCCACAAAACACGGGGAAAAGTACGAAGATGAGGCTAGAATACTCTATGAACAACGCCATAATGAAGTTGTTCATGAACTCGGTCTCTGTCCCCACCCAGTCGAAAAATGGCTCGGTGGGAGTCCCGATGGCGTCACTGAAAGTGGTAAACTGGTTGAGATCAAGTGTCCTCCGATGCGACAGATTGTACCTGGGGAAGTCCCGCGGCATTATCTCCCACAGCTACAATTATGTATGCAAATCTTAGACCTTGAAGAAGCGGATTTTATAGAATATAAGCCTGCAGAGACGAATTGGCCGAAACCTGAGGAGTTTCAGGTTATCAATGTAAAGAGAGACCCCGAGTGGTGGAAAACTAACCTCCCAATCATGCGAGCATTTTGGGACAAGGTTTTGTACTACCGAGAGCACTTGGATGAGTTGCCTAAACCCAAGGAGAAGAAAACCCGTGTGAAAAAGGAGCTACCCCCAGCTGTGTGTGAGATTGAAGCACTACCTGAAGAAGACTTTTATAATGACGATTGAAGGGCTTTATGAGCCTTTTCTGCGTCTTCTTTGGTGGGATAGGAGCCTAAACGCCTTTTTTTATATTCAAGGATCCATCTATCACAATTTTTATATACACACCCTGCCCTTTTTTAGGTTTTGTAAAGTTTTCTGGATCTTTCAGATACCTTTCAAGTGCTTCTTGAGCCTGTTCTTTTGTATCATAATTACCTAACTTAATATCCCTCTTATATGAAAGTCTCCATCTATTGTTTTCTAATCTTATACAACCAATGGGTTTTTTTAGTGGTCCATCAACATTTGTGAAGTTGTTGGGATCTTTTGTGTATTCTTTCAGAACTTCGACAGCTTCTTCTTCCGTCCGAAATCCGCCATTCGAGAGCGCAACTAAAATACCATCAATCCTAATTCTTGGATAAAATGTGTTACCCCATTTGGATGCATAACCCATATACCCATCTTTCTCAATTTTCGATTTATGTTTAGCATCCTTCATGTTATCACACATTTCTTGTGTGGCTTTGTAAAAACGACCACCTGTTCTAAGATTATACCCATCAGGTCTCAGAGAATTTAACTCTTTTATCCAGTAGATTTCTCTCTCATCAAGATGTTCTTGAGGGACATTTTCTTCTATGATTTCATATTTCATTTCATCCCCATACTTATCTATAGCATTCCTCACCGCACTACATGTTGATTTCATGTCTCTATGTTCTTGCATTCGTTTTTCAAAGGAACGTATAGTTTGCCCCACATATACCTTACCCGACGGACTTGTGATTTTATAGATGATGCCTGTAGGTCCCATACATTCTTTGATCTCATCCTCTTTAATGTCATACTTCGCGAGTGTTTCAGGTTTCGGTAACTTCTTGGTCTTTTCCATTTGGCGAAGAACCTTCTCTCTACTTATACGTTTCAAAAAATCTGGATCCTTCTTCTTATCTTGATACCTCTCTACACGGGTCTCAAACTTTGTATTGTTCAAACATCTCAGACCCCTGGATTCCCATTCGTTCACAAGTCTCCTATGAAGTGCTTTCAAGTCCGTTTTATATCTGGAATGAAGGACATTCAGGGTTGAGTTGTTCATAAAGTCGTGATCGTGCCATCCAGCTGTTAGAAGCTGTTTCAACTCTTCGAATTTGATAGGTTCTTTATTCAATTTATACTCCAATTTGGAAAGCCACCTTTCAACTCCATAGAAGGGGAGTGTACCATTCTTATTTATCGAGACAAGATCAAGGTTTTGGGACTCGTACTCAGGGTATTTAGTCTCTAACTTATGTATTAGATTATCTTGTGTGACAGCTGGGAGAAGGGAGTATCCATTCTCATCCAGTATCATTTTGGCTTGACCTACCCAGAAAGTACCAAGTTGCGTATTTTCAAGGATGAAAAATGAAGTTGGGTGGTGATCCATAATTATACCTGAGAAAATAATTCTCTGAAAATTATATGATTACCCTGGGGATTTTCAAGAAAAAAGGTTTGTCAAATCCGGGACACGAGATGAAAAATTGTTTTCACTATAGGGAATCATCTTTGAAGTTATATTGTTTTTAATTTTTTTTTGTAGTAAGTAATTTTTCTGTTTTGTCCCGAATATGACAAACCTTTTTGAAATCACTTTAAAGATAAAATCTCATACATGTTTAAGATGGAAGAAAAGATTGTCACACTTCCCCAACCACCAGAAGGATACGAGTATACCTTAAGAAAAAAGTCTCGATTCAGTGACAAAGATACTTCAACACTGACTGCACGACAATTAGCAAGTAAAAAGTACTATGAAAAGAATAGACTAAAACTCAATGAGGAAAACCTGAAACGTTATCATGAAAAAAAGAAATAAAAAGTTTGTCAAATCCGGGACACGAGATGAAAACTTATTTCCATCATAGGGAATCATCTTTGAAGTTATATTGTTTTTATTTTTTTTTGTAGTAAGTAATTTTTCTGTTTTGTCCCGAATATGACAAACCTTTTTGAAATCACTTTAAAGATAAAAAATCATAGTATATGTAAATGGAAGAGGTCACACTTCCTAAGGCACCAGAAGGATACGAGTATAGATTGATGAAAAAACCACGTGTCAGAGATAAAGACCCATCGGAGTTGTCAGAGAGACAACTGGCAACCCTCCGCTATCGAGAAAAGAATAGACTAAAAATCAATGAGGAAAACCTGAAACGTTATCATGAAAAAAAGAAATAAAAAGTTTGTCAAATCCGGGACACGAGATGAAAAATTGTTTTCACTATAGGGAATCATCTTTGAAGTTATATTGTTTTTAATTTTTTTTATAGTAATTAATTTTTTCTATTTTGTCCCCTAAATGACAAACTTTTTATCAACCTAAGTGAACCAACTCCAAAACAAAATCATGTTAAAATGACTATTGAAGAACAATATAACCGTGCAAAGGACACCCTCAATGGTAGGCTATTTGCCCCTTATCAGCGCGAAGGGGTGTTATGGATGCTGACGATGGAAGGACAAACATCGGGGCCAAAAGGAGCAATATTATCAGACGAACCCGGTCTTGGAAAAACGATCCAGTTAATCGCGACAATGCTCGGAAACCCAAAACCCCGGACGCTCATCGTCGTTCCGAAGTCCATCATCACCCAGTGGGCAGAAGAGATCAACAGATTCGCGCCAAACTTGACGATCAACATCTTTGATGGTCCAGATAGGAGAATCAAAGAAGCCGACGTGACCCTCGCGCCATATACACTCCTCACAGTGAAAGGGGCAAAAGTTGATACGAAGACTCCACTTCATATGGTACAGTGGGACAGGGTTATCCTCGACGAAGCCCATGAGATTCGGAACAACAAGTCCAAATTGTTCAAGAGTGTGTGTCGCCTCCAGACCCAAATCAAGTGGATTGTGACTGGCACCCCAGTGTTCAATTCGATGGAGGATTTTGTGTCTTTGTGTACGTTCTTGGGTCTCTCTAAAGTTGTTGTCCAGGGTATGACCAATAAGATTAAGGATATCTACATTCTCAGAAGAACAAAGGATGATATCGCTAAAATTAATGAGCGTTTGAGACTGCCCCCGTGTCACTTTGAGAATGTGGAATTGGAAATGTATTCAGATGAGAAGCAGTTGTACGAGATTGTATTTCTCGAGGCGCAGGAGACGATTCGTGATGCCTTCAGACATGCTCAAAGTATGAATGCGAATTGACAAACTCGGGGAAACTGTCATGTATTTTTAGAGTATACATCAGACGTCTCTACAGGTGGTGTGTCCAATGTTCAATTTGACTTTGATCAACACGTCATCAATTTTGGATACTAACCCATATCAAGCTTGGTATATTCCTGGGGATAAACACAGTTTGGATCTCTTCTGTACCACCATGCTACAAAGGTAGCGTAGTGATAGCGATGACCAGGACCCGCATATGGATATTTGTCATCTAAATAATTTGCAATATGGTATTGCACTTCTCTTATCATTTCATCAGTGGGGTAAACTTCATCTGAAATTTCGAATTCATCACGTACTTCGCGATATTCAGGTATACCCATTACATCTACATCTAAAAAAATCTTAGTGACTATTCGAATAGATTTTTTTAGGAGCGTCCCAGCCTCCTAAAAAAATTGTCCGGTACTTATAAATGGCACAGACGAATGTCCAAGCCTTTTCAGGAGATGTTGCCATTTCCTCAAACTTGGCGGTGGATACGAACACCCTCTTCGTGGACTCAGTGGGGAATAAAGTCGGCATCGGGACGGCGAGTCCTTCTAGTGTTTTTACTTCATACGGGGGTGGTTTATGGGATGGTTCCGATCATACATCTAAAGTGTGCGCTACTTTACAGGTCGCTCGTGGTGGTGGTGTCGGTGCGCAGGCCGAAGACGCTGGAACTGGTGCAATTTTGAAATTCAGGCATGGTGTCGCACCTGATTCTTTTAGGCACATAACAATCGAAAGTGTAAGTGAAGCAGTCTACAGTGGTAAGATAGGATTACGTTTTAAAACGACGCCGGGCAGTTCAGGTCCACAAGAGCGTATGCGAATTGATGGCAATGGCAACGTCGGCATCGGGACGGCGAATCCGGATGGAAAAATACATGTATATAACGCTAATCCAACTAACTATACAGGGATCACGAATGGTTCAGCGGATGTCAAGACAGTGATATCTAATGATAATCTGGGTGGTACTAACGGATCAACGATT